GAAAAGAAGATGGAAGAAGGCGAAGGTCATGATGATGACGAAAAGAAGATGGAAGAAGGCGAAGGTCATGATGATGATGAAAAGAAGATGGAAGAAGGTGAAAGCCATGATGATGACGAAAAGAAGATGGAAGAATCCGACTCTGAACAAGAGTTAAAGGAAGCCATTGCTGCTGTTCTTCGTAAACACTTAAGGGGCTAATAAAATGTCTCTAAAGTATAAAAGTTGAAATTAAAAAAAGTCGCAATAAATTTATTCAAAAATTACTGTTATTATATTCTAAAGAGGAAGAACCAATGTCATTAGACAAAGCGTGGAGAGATTTCTTAACTGAGAGTGTAGATGAAAAGACTATCTTTACCTATATTCAAGGTCTCCAAGAAATTATTTCCAATCTAAAGCCAAGAACACTAACTGAAAAACGCAGAATGCAGTTAGCTAGGCAACATTTACGCGAAGTTAAGAGATTTGCACGCAAAATGCAAAATGATATTGGTGTCCTTCAAGAAAAAGTTGGCATTTTAGAAGAGTTGAATACAGGAGACGAATAATGGCGAAAGCTAATACTCATCTCACTCACTTGGAAGAATTAGTTCTTACACAAGGTCCAAATGGCTACAAAATGGCTAGAGCGTTCCTTCTAGAGCTTTTGAAGTCTTTAAAGGGTAATACCTCTTCTAAGATTCAAACGTCCGTCAAATGGGATGGAGCGCCGGCTATATTCGCTGGTGTAAACCCTGAAAACGGAAAGTTCTTTGTTGGTACTAAATCTATATTTAACAAAGTTCCTAAAATAAACTATACAAAAGATGACATTGTAAAAAATCATGGGCATGCTCCGGGTCTTGTTGATAAACTAACAAAAGCATTAGAATATTTACCGGCATTAAACATCAAAAACATTCTACAGGGTGATTTTATGTTTGATGATGAGATGATTAGCACCGCCAACATTGATGGGGTACCACACTATAAATTTAAGCCAAATACAATTGTTTATGCAGTGCCTGTTGACTCAGAATTAGGTAAACAAATAGAACAAGCTAAATTTGGTATTGTATTTCATACTACATACGATAGTCTTGATAGCGGTGCTAGTTTTGGTGCGGATGTTTCTGGACTTCGTAGAGCACCCGGTGTATGGTTTGACGATGCATTCTTTACAGACGATACCGGTGTTGTTACCCTAACTGATGATGAAGAGGCTGAAATTGTTAGATTAGTAAAAGAAGCAGATACAGTTAATGAGCAAATCAATTATGAAGAATTACCATTTGCATTGTTAAATATTTATATAAATAGTGAAATCAAAGCTGGCAGTTTTTTAGATAATCCAGACAAGTCTTTTGAAGGTTTTAACAATTGGTATTCTCAAAGAGTTCAAAAGAAAATTAACAATTTAAAAAGTGATAAAGGCAAAGAAAAAGCAACACAAAACGCTCAACAAACTTTGCAATCTTTTTCTGAAAGAAGAGACGATATTGTCAATATTTTTAGGGTAAGTCGTTTATTATTTGAAGCAAAAAATATCTTCATTAACAAATACAATAACGCAGTTTACAATACCAAACACTTTGTTGATGACGGTTCTGGTGATTTGATAGCTAGTAATCCTGAAGGTTACGTAGCAGTTGACCACAGAGGTAATGGAATCAAGTTTGTAGACCGTTTAGAATTCAGTAGAGCTAATTTTGCTGTCGATAAAGGTGCTAAATTTACAGGCGAAATTAATGAGCAAGAAGATGAATTTGATATAGGAGACGAAGATGATGACCCGGTGGTAGATGCCGATTATCCAAAAACCGTAGCTGTGGTACCCGGGGCTTTTAAGCCGCCACATCTTGGACATTTGGATATGGTGCGAAAATATGCTGACATGGCTGATGAAGTTATTGTCATAATATCAAAGCCCACAAAGCAGGCTAGAACTTTACCAAATGGACGAGAAGTCACCGCACAGGACTCTCTCAAAATATGGAATACATTTGTTTCTGATTTGCCGAATGTAGAAGTAAGTGTTTCAAAAAACCATGCTTCACCGATTAATGCTGCATATGAATATGTTGGTGAAGAAGGTTCACTTAATGTAGGTGATAAAGTTTTTCTTGGATGCAGCTCCAAAGATTGCGATTGGAAAAGATGGTCAGGTGCGGCACAATATATTAAGCAAGGTGTTGAGCTATTACCACCTGAAGGCACAGCAGTGCAGCCGGCTGTACATTCACCAGAATATATGAAACTTTTAATGATCGAAAAGGAAAAAGAATCAGATTTATATAATAACATGCCGAGTGTTAAGGCTGGCAAAGATCCTGAACAATTCCACGCTAGTGATCTCAGATTTGTATTAGTAGAGGCAACTAAGAGCGATGTAGCTCGTAAAATGTTAGAAGATTTTGTTGGTAGTAATAATGTTGAATCAGTTTTAAATATTTTAGGTTTAAATTCTGTTTCTGAGATTTCTACATCTGGTGTTGGGCCCGCGGGCAAACCACCTTCAATCGAAGGATATACAGTCCCTTTGGGATCTGGGTCGGCTAAACGACCCAGAAAAAGAAAGAAAAAGAAAACAAATGAATATATGGATTTAAGTTTGATTGATGAAGTTATCGAACTAATTATGAAAAGAGGCATTACCCAATGAACCCAAATGAAGAAAAAACTCTCAGAGAAAGTATAAGACTTGCGATTCGTGCTGTCAAGAACAAACGTCAAAATATTGTAAATGAACAAGAAGATAAATTGCGTCAAATAATTCGTGAATTTATGAAGATTGAAGAGAACACTCCTGATGTCGATCCTACACCAAATAAATCAACTGGTATCAACGTCTTGGAACAATTGTTAAAAAAGATTATTCCGATTTTAGAGGAAGATTATAAATCTTTAACAACAAACGAAAGCCAAAGAAGCTCATACAGGGCTCATATTATTAACGCTGTGGAAAACTCCTTGACCCCTGCAATTATGAATAATGAGGCAGGTGATGAAGAAGGGGATCTAGAGGAAGTTATTGATATTGATGTTGGTCGCACTGCTGATGATGATAAGTTTATCGATATTCGCACACCTGCTGAGAAATCTGCAGATGATGCAGAAAAGCAAGAAGATCCAAAAGATGTGTTTGGAAAGGGTATAGATGGTGACGAGACAGGACGCAATATGGCGTATGAATCATACAAAAAAATAGAAACAAATGTTATTGATTCGTATGAATTACTATCTGATCCTGAAGATCAAGAATTATTTTATGATTACTTAATCGCTAATCTCAAAATGTATTTTAATAAATTTGAAGAGGAACTTTCTCCAGAGGTACCTGAGCCTACTAACAAAGCATACGATATGGCTCAACAAGATAAAGATAATCAAACTCAAGAGCCCGGTGAAATGTCAGCACCGGATGATGCAATCGAATTAGATATTTAATTTTTTTAAAAAAATACTTGACAAGATTTAAATTTAACGTTACACTTTGTTTGTGACAATCACTTGCTAGTATATGTGAATGCCATAATTAACATGTCAGTAATTAATAAATTAAAAGATCAAAATAAAATTAATGATCAATTACTAGTATGCTTAAACAGCCTAAAACTAGAAGATTTAATAGCTGTTAAGTTAGAGTTAGCTTCTATTGATATAAGTAACAGACTTTATGGTTTTGACATATGGAGAAGAACACCATATATTATAAAAGATGCTTTACTTAAACACTCACTTTCAGTTGCAAAAAGCAAAAAAGATGCAGCAAGATTTTTGGGTTTAACATATTCTGAATATATGAAGTACTTAAGAGAATACAATACAAGAGAATATTTTGAGGAAAATAAAAATGTTTAAATTATTACCATTGATATCAGTTTTATCGTGTGGACCCAGTAAGCTGGAAGTCTCTGATACTCGCGATACACAAACTGAATCTACACCTGCAGTGCCAACTGAATTTGGAGTTATCAGCGCTGCAGACTGCAGTCAAGCCGGACCGGGAGACTATGCGTGTAATATCGTTCTTTATGATCAAGATAAAATACCATGGCAGTTGTATGAATACAGAGGTAAAATAGTAGTTTTAGATTTCTCAGCTAGCTGGTGCCCCCCTTGTCAAAATGCTGGTATGTATGTGCAGACAATCCAAGATGACTACGAAAACGATATTGTTTTTGCAACTCTTTTGGTAGATGGCTACACAGGAGGTCTAGAGCCGACTGAGGATGAAATGCTGGACTGGGTTACCAGTCACAATATAACTACTGCACCGGTGCTTTATGCTGGGCGTGATTTAGTTTTTGATCCCACCGGTACCGGTATTGAAGGATATGTGATTCAAGGATTTCCAACTTATGTTTATATCGATAGGGAGGGGATTATTTCTTATGCACACACAGGTTTCAATAACGAATACGTAAGAAATATTATTGAGGGTTTAAGATAATGTGGAAAGTATATAAGTATAATGGTAATTATATTCAAGGTGAATTACTAAGTAAACACAGTACAGAAAATGCTGCTTTAAAAGCTGCCAAAAAGAGTATTGGTTATACATTTTGTGAAAAAAAGAAAGTAAATAAAGAAATTAGAATTTGGCTTGATGGTGTTAACTATGCACCGCTAGGAATTATCATAAAAAATACAAGGGGATGACAAGGTTTCGACAGGGTAAAAAAGAGGAATAGTGCAAGCAGGTTAGATACGACCTTAACAGTTCAAATAATTTAGTTGCAAACAACAACTTACACTTCCAACAGCGCTTAGCCGCTTAATGGGGAGGCTGATTAGAGCCTTCTATCCAATCTAATCAACACAACAGACAAGTTGTAAAAATCAAAAAACTCAATACAACAGGATGGTAAGTATTGTTTTATATCCATCTATCTTTGTCAGTTTGGTAAAGAGACTGAATAAGCTTGTGAATGACTACAATTGGAAGTATTCTGGACGCGGGTTCGACTCCCGCCATCTCCACCATTTTATAAAAGAAACTACTTAAGGTTGAGGAAACTTATGTTTAAATGGAAAAACTGGTTTAATACTACTCCTAAACCTACACAGAAAAAAAATAGAATACCTCATGATAAAATGGAAGAAGCTCTCTGGGAAATAAAAGATGCTTATGATTTAGAGACTGAGGAAGTTGATAGAGTTGTTTTTCAAAAAAGAGATTACGCAGAAAAAATCAAATTGAGAAATATGAAAGATAATTAATGTATCGTGGCTGCGCGTATAGATTCTATTGATGTTGGAGATATAGTTGAAGAAGTTAACTATATTGCTTATTTTAATACTCCCATGAAAGCTAGAGTTGGAATTGTACTAAAAGTTTATCAATATAAAAGTAATCCTTTAATGACCTACAGTCATCAAATTGCTAAAGTTTACTGGCTAAATACTAAAAAATTTGAGGCAATTCCAGTTTACTTATTAAAGCATTATCAAGAAAGTGATGTTGTTTATGAATGTGAAAAAATTTAAAATTGATGACATAGTTTTTTATCAACCTTTTAAAAATGATACGTCTGTAAGTTCTGAAATATTAAAAAACATTTCTAAAAAAGCTGTTATAATAAAAGTGTATGACGATAAAAACAAATTTTATGATTATGAAATCTGTGTTTTAGATACAGGTGAGTTTAAAAAAGTTGTAGAACAAGTTTTAGTTTTAGAGGAGAATTAGTCATGACTGAAAACGATGAAAAAAGACCAACTGTGATGGTTTCTGGTGGTTTTGATCCAGTGCACGTTGGACACATTAGGATGATATTAGAAGCTTCACAGTATGGTGATGTAATAGTAATAGCAAATACTGACGATTGGTTACACAGAAAAAAAGGTTTTGTTTTCATGGAATGGGATAGAAGAGCCGAAATACTTAATGCTCTCAAGGGCGTTGTACTAGTAGACTCTGTAGACGACCGCGACGGAACTGTTTGTGAAGCTATACGAAGATTAAAACCAACATATTTTGCCAACGGTGGCGATAGAGGAAAAACTAACACTCCAGAGCAAAAAGTGTGTGAAGAACTTGGTGTTGAACTATTATGGGGTATTGGTGGTGATTACAAAGCTGATGCTTCAAGCGATTTAGTTGATAGATTTAGAAAGCACCGTGGTTCAGAATCTGAGCAACAAAATAATATTGGTAACAAGCACTCTGGAAGGTGAGATGTTTAAAAAAAATGAATATACAATATTAAAAGATTTATATATTGGAAAATCTATTGAAACTGATGCTTTCTGGGAAGAAAAATTTTTAGATAGAGAAGGCTATGAATTAAACTCAATTGAGAAAGAATTTTATTCAGTAAACAAAATTCCTGTGCTAGTAAAAGACAGGCAAACTAGAAGGGTTCCAGATAATGCGTTAAAGGTTCAATTGCAGGAATGGTATTCAGAAATAAAACCTCATCCTAATATTTTAATTGATCATGCTCATATTCTACACAGACTGGCTTATAAAGAAGCAGCGCTTGAGCAACTCAAAGAAAAAGCGAAACAATATCCTCACTTGTGGCGTATGGTTCATATGAAACCAAAATATGGAGCAGACTTTGCTATTGACTGGGTAGAAGAAACTCAAGCAGTTGAAATATTTCATTTTGAGTTAGACGCTCGAAATTATAATGAATTTTTACTAAATCTAGAAAAACTAGAAAACTTTATAGACAATACAGATTGGGAAAGTAAAGCACATGATTTAATAAGTAAAAAGAACGAATGGATTCACCTTAACGAATATGAACAAGCAGTTTACAAAGCAGAATTTTATGATTTCAATAAAATAGGAATTAAATATTTTGAGGACGATTACTTGAATAAGCCGTATCTTTTTAGTTATTTAAAAGTTATCGATTGAAATCGAACGTGCGACCACTAGTTAAAGCATGAATCATATGTCGTTAAATAATAATGCAAAAACATTAAAACTTGATGTCTCTTACAGACCTATAGAAATTGTAGACGCAGTAGAAGCCTTGGTTTTGTGTCTTATTGGAAAAGCGCAAGCAATAGAAAACTATGCGAGTGAAATTAAATCTGTTAATAAAAGCTTTAAGTTACCGGCAGTCATTGTTCTCAACAGGTTTGTAAAATTTCAATTTAAAATTGTATCTGTGCATCGAAGACAAATCATTGCCAGAGATAATAATCAATGTCAATATTGTGCTAAAGTATTTCTTAGCGATAAATTGACTTTAGATCATATCATACCAAAAAGTAAAGGTGGCAAAAATACGTGGGATAATTTAGTGGCCTCATGTAAAAAATGTAATCAAAAGAAAGGCAATAGAACACCAGAGCAAGCAAATATGAAATTGATTCGTAAACCAGTAAAACCAAAATATAATATCTTAAAAACTATTAGTAAAAACCAAATCTCAGAGTTGTGGGATGATTATTTATGGGAAAGTAATGAAAATTAACAAAAATGAAAATACGATTTGTTTCTTGTCAGAGGTAGGTCATAATAATTTTTTATACCCAACTAATACAACTGCAATTATAGTAAAAGATTGTAATTATGAAAAATTAAGTTATTTAAGTGGCAACAATAAAAATTTAATTGCTATTAAAATTAAAAATGATTGTTTGTGCCCAACTAAAATAAATACACAAACTTTTAATATGGCTAAAGATGGCTATTCTATTGTTTGGATTGCAAAAAATATTGACAACTGCATTTAAATAGAATATAGTAAATGTATACTGCCCCTTAGCTCAGTTGGTAGAGCAAGCGACTGTTAATCGCTGGGTCCGCGGTTCAAGCCCGCGAGGGGCAGCCATTTAACATAGGAGAAAACATGTCTGTTGTAAAAAGACTACAATCACTAAACTTGCCCGAAGACGCAATGGTTACTTTAACGTTGGAAGAAGGAACTGATGTTTTTGTGCACAATGAGACGGAAGTTGAAGATGCAATTAATGAAACGAGTGTAATTTATGATTTTGCTTCACTTATTGCTAATACAAAACTTGACGCTCGTAATCGATGGAGCGGGAATATTATCCAACATCTTCGCGATAATGATTTTCTAGAAGAATACGAACGTGGTAGTTTTGCTTTTGAGGATTTCTTAGCAGAAACGTTAACAGAAAATTTTTATGATACTGAACTCATTGATTACTCAACTGAGAAATATGATCATAAGAGAGGGTTCACAACTTTGAGTGCTCAGGTTGAAATTCCACTAACAAATTTTGTTGAAATTGACCCAAGTGTCTCAGGTTGGACTGTTTCTGTTGAAACTAATAACGGTACGTTGACATTTGATGCATAATTTGTCTACTTATAATAGGAGGATATAAATATGGGAAATTGTGATAAATGTGGATGTTCATGTCCATGCTCGTGCGAATGCTGCTAAACTAAAAGCGCTGTTCTGCTCGCTTCATAAGCAGAAGGGGCCTGCCCGACCCAAACGTAGGTAGAGGTTTCCGGTTATCCTAGCTCTAGACAAAAAACCGGTTTTTTATTCTACGCTATAGTTACTAATGTGGAAACGATAGCAGAACTAGCAATATTAGCTATGAGTATGTTTTTAGCAGCATTTTTTTGTTTAAAAGTATTGTTCATACCAGATTCAACAGTTAAATCAATAGATAAAATTTACGAAGCTGAAGACATAGTATATGAAAATCAATAAATAAAACAATTTTGAATAACTATATACTTTGCAGAAGGCAGTATGTCAAAAAAGAAAAATTATGTGTTAGATACTAGTGTATATCTAACAGATGCAAATGCTATCTACAAGTTTGATAATCACGATATTTTTATTCCTCTTAAGGTTTTAGAAGAAGTTGATAATCATAAAAAACGACAAGATTCAGTGGGATCAAATGCGAGACAATTAATTCGCACCCTTGACGATTTGAGAACCAAAGGATCTTTAGAAAAAGGCATTAGAATTGGCAAAGGTATGGGCATAGTAAAAGTTATATCATACTCAAGCTTGAATAATATAATTTTTCCCCCTGATTTGGATATGAGACTACCAGATCACACTATTATAGCGACCGCCAAAACAATTCAAGCCTCCTTACCTGACAGAAAAACTGTAATGGTGAGTCGAGATATTAACATGAGAGTCATATGTGATTCTATTGGCATTCCTGCAGAGGACTTTATATCTGAAAAAGCTGTTAGAACATCTGAAGAATTGTACAACGGCTTTGTGGTACATTCAGTTGATGATCAAATAGTTGATCAATATTATGCTGGTGAGGATGTTTTTATCGAAGAAGAAGACTTTGAGGAGCCTTGGTATCCAAATCAATATGTTATGTTGGTATCTAACTCTAATGAAAAAAAATCCGCACTAGCAAAGTACAAAAATTCTTTTGAACCTTTACAACAGGTAGTTCATAAAGATATCCATGATTGGAACATAAATTCCAGAAACAAAGAACAAGCATTTGCTATTGATTTATTATTAGATCCAGACATAAAAATCGTGTCATTAATTGGGCGCGCCGGTTCTGGTAAGACTTTGATGGCTATAGCTGCAGGCTTACAGCAAACTATTGGTCTAAGAAGTGAAAACAATCATTACGATCGAATGATAGTGTCTCGTCCAGTTCAACCATTGGGTAAAGACATTGGTTTTTTACCCGGCACTATGGAAGAGAAGATGCTTCCTTGGCTTATGCCGATTCAAGATAATCTTAAGTTTTTGATGGGTGACAGAACATCTCTTGAATTGTACATGGAAAAGGGTAAAATTGAATTAGAGGCTTTGACATACATCCGTGGACGTTCAATCGCAAATGCTTTTATTGTTATTGATGAAGCTCAGAACTTAACAAAACATGAGGTTAAAACAATCATCACACGTATTGGTGAGGGAACAAAAATTATCCTCACCGGTGACATTGAACAAATTGATAATGTGTATGTTAACGAAACATCAAATGGTTTAGCCCATGCTATTGAAAAATTTAAAGAGTATCCGATTGCAGGACATGTAACTTTTAGAAAAGGTGAACGCTCAGAACTTGCGACACTTGCATCAAAAGTATTGTAAAAGAACATTTTATATGCTATAATAACCTAAAGGAGAAATCGCTATGAGTGATAAAAATATAGAAGCATCATCCATTACTGAAGAACAAGCACACCAAAATCCAGTTTTAGGTATGACCGTTGAAAAAGATTCGGAATTAAAAAATTATTTAGTTGAATACGTTGGAACTAAATTCGATAGAGAAGAAGTTACAGTGAACATGGTAGCTGAAATTATGGCTCATGAATTTCCCGAGTTTGTCTATGCAGTTGCAGAAGAAAACTTTCTACGCGGATACCAACTTGGTTTAAATGATGCGGTTAATGGATTTACTGATGATGAAGAACTACATTCAACAGAAGCAGACTGAAATTAACGAGCTTCAAAATAACTTTTATACCAGTTCTGGCATACATGTATATATTAAAGATCCAGTAGAACTTGATATAGTTCAGAAAGCTATATCCAAAGTTGAAGAAAGACTACCATCCCATATATTAAACGAAATTGAGATGATTATATTTGGTTGGTTTACCGAATTTGAAGAGAGAGATCTGAGAGCTTTTTATGATTCAGGGACGTTATATGTATCTAATGTTCAATATGATGACATCGAACTATTTGAAACAATAGTTCATGAAATTGCACACGCTGTTGAAACAACATATGGGTATGAAATATATGGAGATGGTAAAGTACAAGATGAGTTCGTTAGAAAAAGAAGACAGTTGCACGACATACTATGGGATAGTGGATACAAGATGCCAATTTCTTTTTTTGTTGATACAGAATACAATCAAGAATTTGATGAACTATTATATAAAAAGATAGGATATCAAAAATTAGATGGATATGCGGCTGGTTTGTTTATCAGTTCATACGCTGCGACCTCACTTAGAGAGTATTTTGCTACTGCATTTGCAGAATATTTTACAAGTTCAAATCACAATTTTCTAAGAAAAGTAAGCCCGCTTGTTTATAAAAAAATTAACTCCATAATTTATGATGAACAGCTTGACATATAGTATTATGTTGTTATATTATAAGGTATATTTGAGGTAAAAATGGCACACATTTCTTATTCTGAGCTTAAAGACTGGGCCCACTGTCCGTTTTATCATAAATTAACACGTATTGACGGTATCGACGGTTTTACCGGTAATCAGTATACTGCTTTTGGTTCAGCTATTCACTCTGTATGTGAAAAAAAACTTCTTAATCAAGAATTTTCTGAAGATTACTTTGTTCAAGAATTAAAGAAAAACATTTCCGAACTTGATGAACCAGTAGATGATAAAACAGTTCACCAAATGATGAAGCAAGGAAATAATATTATTCCTGAGATTGATAATGCGCTTAACGATTACTTTGAAGAGTATGAAGTGCTTGCAGTTGAAATGCCTCTTTACGAGAATATTGAAGGTGAACAGCATAAGTTTAAAGGATTTATTGATGCAGTAGTCGCAACTCCTGATGGTAAAGTTCACATTTTTGATTGGAAGACATGTTCTTGGGGCTGGGATGCTAAACGACGCTCTGATAAAATGGTGACATACCAACTTACTTTGTATAAACATTTCTTTTGTCAAAAAATGAATATTGAGCCAGCAAGCGTTGAAACACACTTTGCACTACTTAAAAGAACAGCCAAACAAAATAATGTAGAATTTTTTAGAGTTACAAGTGGTCCAAGAAAAACAGAAAATGCCCTTAAACTTTTAAACACAGCAATATACAATATTAAAAATGAAAGGTATATTAAGAATCGCCTTTCGTGTACAGCCGGATATGGCTGCAAGTTTTATAAGACAGAACACTGTCCTTGAGGAATAAATGAAAAAAACTAAAATTTTAGTGTTAGCCGATCATCCATTGTCGCCATCTGGTGTCGGAACACAAACAAAATATATGATAGAAGGCTTATTAAAAACTGGTAGATATCAGTTTATTTGTCTAGGCGGCGCTATGAAGCATAACGACTACACTCCTGTTCAAGTTGAGCCATGGAAAGATGATTGGACTGTTATCCCTATAGATGGGTATGGAAGTCCAGAAATAGTCAGATCAGTCTTGTATAAAGAAAAGCCAGATGTTTTATGGTTTATGACGGATCCTAGATTTTATGAATGGCTGTGGGAAATTGAGAATGAAGTGAGAAGCTTAGTCCCCATGGTTTATTATCATGTGTGGGATAATTACCCTGCACCTGAGTTTAATGGTAAATGGTATCGCTCTACAGATGAAATTGTAGCTATCTCAAAAGTAACATATGGGTGTGTTAATGAGGTTGTTCCTGACGCATCTTTAACCTATATTCCTCACGCAGTCCCGGGTCAGATTTTTCATCCAGTTCAGAATGCCGAAGAAGCAGATGCAGTCGCTACTTTAAGGGAAAACATCATTAATACTTCTAATCAGCATAAGAATCCAAAGAAAAAAATATTTTTCTGGAATAGTAGAAATGCAAGAAGAAAACAACCCGGTACTCTTATCTGGTGGTTTAAAGAATTTTTAGATGAAGTTGGGCACGATAAAGCATGTCTTGTTATGCATACAGACTCGCGCGACCCACATGGGCAAGATTTGCCGCATATAATTAATCAGCTTGGTATTACTGATGGACAAGTAATGTTATCAACAAACAAAATATCACCTGAAGAATTATCTCACATGTATCGTGCTGCTGACTATACAATTGGAATTAGTGATGCTGAAGGATTTGGTCTGTCCACACTTGAATCTTTAACGTGTGGAACACCGATCATTGTCAATATGACTGGTGGTCTTCAAGAACAAGTAACAGATGGTTCTAATTGGTTTGGTTGGGGTATACAACCTGCTAGCAAGGCGGTCATTGGCTCACTTCAAGTTCCATATATTTATGAAGATAGAATTTCTCAGAAAGACTTTAACTCAACGCTTAAAAAAGCTCTCAAATTGTCTAAGCCTAAATATGAAAAAATGAGTCAAGCTGGACTAGAACATATAAGACAAAATTATAATTTTGAAAATTATCAGAGTACGTGGGTTAATTTTATGGATGATGTAGTAGAAAAACATGGTTCGTGGGATACAAGAAAAAATTATAGAAGATGGCACTTATTGGAGGTTGCATAATGAAAAAGAAAGTATTGCTTAGGGCACCAGTTCTCACCCGTTCAGGCTATGGTGAACAATCTAGATTTGCCATGAGATCGTTGAGGTCACGAGAAGATATCTTTGATATTTATATTCACCCACTTGAATGGGGTCATACATCATGGGTTTCGGAAAACGATGAGGAAAGACGGTGGATTGATAGCAGAGTTGAAGCTGCGATTAACTACATTCAAGGTGGTGGAACTTTTGATATTTCTGTTCAAGTCACAATTCCTAATGAATTTGAAAACCTTGCATCTCATAACGTTGGCTACACAGCCGGCATTGAAACTACAAAAGTAGCTCATCAATGGCTGCAGAAAGCGAATGCTATGGATAGCTTAATTGTTGTTTCTAATCATGCAAAAAATGTTTTTGAAAATACAACCTACGAAGCGGTTGAACAGGAAACAAATAGAAGAGTTGAGCTAAAATTAAACAAGCAAGTTAGCTCTGTTAATTATCCCACCAAAGTTTATGATAACTTAAGTGCTCTTGAGATGGAACTTGATTATGATTTCAACTTTTTAACTGTTGCTCAGATGGGCCCTCGAAAGAATTTAGAAAATACAATTAGATGGTTCATTGAGGAGTTTCATGATGATGAAGTTGGTCTTGTGGTAAAAACTAATGTTGCAAAAAATTGCCAAATTGATAGAGAAATTGTTCATGGTAATTTGTTAGGTATACTAAGACAACCCGAATATGCGGATAGAAAATGTAAAGTATATATGTTACACGGTGATTTGACTGATCAAGAAATGCACGAAATACATTTACATCCAAAAATTAGAAGTTTAATCTCTTTTACACATGGTGAAGGATTTGGTTTACCGATTTATGAGGCTGCTTATATGGGCACTCCTGTAGTCGCTACTGCATGGTCTGGACAATTAGATTTTCTAGTTGATGAAAAAGGGGAAAACCGATTTTATAACGTTTCCTTTGATTTAATGCCTATTCCAGAACAAGTTGAATGGGAAGGAGTCTTAGTTAAGGGTTCAATGTGGGCTTACCCACGTGAGACATCTGCAAAAATTAAGATGAGACAATGCTACGATGATGTAAACGCTGGTAATAGTGATGCATGTGATTATGCTAAAGAACTACATGAAAGATTTTCCGAAGAGAAAATGTACGCGGCTTTTGTGCAATCAATAAATCATCCAATCACAGAGATTGAACAACAAGAGCAAGAAATTCTGGAATTTGAATGAAAAAAATAGTATACATTAGCGATGTATTTGTAGAACAATTTGCTGGTGGTGCTGAGATAAATGATTCAATTTTAATAAATGAAATTTCCAAAACTCATAAAGTAGTTAAGTTACTGTGCAAAGAAGTTACAACTAAACACATCAATCTTTATAGAAAATGTGGGTATAAGTTTTTAGTGTCAAACTTTGCACTTATGGGTGTTGATGTTATGAAGGCATTATCTGACGTACCCAACTCATATTCTATAATTGAGCATGATCACAAATACCTCAAGCATAGAAACCCTTCAGTATATGATAATTTTATTGCACCGCAAAAAGATATAATAAACAGAATTTTTTA